TGCCTTCAGATAATCGCCAAGCGTGTCGGCCATCTCGTTCTCCTACTGGTGAATTTCGATCAATCCCATCCATCCCAGCACTGCCACACCAGCCCCTACGAGCAAGTAGAGCCAGAGCAGGGAGATGATACGGCGGGCCGGCGCTGGATCATGGTTTGCGCTTCCGCTCGCTTTCATCGATCTCACGATCCGTGATGCGATTGCAGCTTTGCACAAACGCATCGTACTGGCGGCGTGATTCCGCGAGCGCTTCTGTCAGCACTGCGCCTAACCCGGCCGGGCGCCTCAATGGCTTGCCATCTTCGCCATAGCCGTAAATCTCAAACGCCTCGCTCATGCATCTTCTCCTTGGGTATCAGGACTGGCGGATGGCCGTCGCGACAAGCCGAGCCACAACGGCGGTTCCTCGAAATGAGGCATCGCCACCAGGCTCACCAATCGTGTCGTTCCATTCATCCGCGATCTTCGCATCCCGCTCTTTCTGCGCTCCCATTGACCCATCACCGTCCTCCTTCGGTTCCAAGTTTCCCGAATTGTTCCGCATGCTATCACCTGCGCAAAGTTGGAACTATCGCCGAAAAGCCTCAGCTTCTTTCGGCCTTCTAAGCCGATGCTGGGCTTTGACACGGCGGCGGAAAACCGCGCCCGCTTCTGACACGCCTAAAAGGCCGAGTGACACGGCGCATTGATTTCATTGAAATTCCAGGAGCCTTCCAAGCTGAATATGCGGGTTCGATTCCCGCTACCCGCTCCAGCCAACCAACTGAAAACGTTGATGAAATCTCTTTAAAAATCGGGCGCCGTGTCACGCGTGTCACTGCCGTGTCACTTCCTCAGCCTGGCGCGGGCTTCGGCGACCTTGACGTTGTTGGCGAGGTCGCGGTTTCTCACGTAGCCTTGCGTCGTCTTGATCGTGGTGTGGCCTGCCATTTTCCTGGCCGATTCGATGTCGGTCGCTTCCTCGGCTTCCGAGATCGCGCCGGCGCGCGCATCCATCGACCAGACGGTTTCGGGAACGCCGGCCGCCGTGGCGATCTCGCGCCAGTCGGTGGCGTAATAGTTTTCCCGGTAAGGCAGTCCGGTGGTTTCCGAGACGATAAGCGGGCCGAAGGCGGGCAGCCTCACCCGTTTTAGCACCATCTGCACCAGCGCGCACTTGCCGAGATCGTGGTCTGTGGCGTCCTTGCCCTTGCTGGTCAGCGGCACGGTGAGCACCTGCTTGCCCGAAATGTCGGCCACCGTCAGTCCGCGCCATTTGGTGCGGCCGCGCACGATGCCGCCGGCCTCGCCTTGCTCGATTGGCAGCCACTCGCCGATGATGTGGATGCGTCTGAGCGCCGTGTCCCACTGCAGCGCCTGGGTGAGCGCGATCGATGGCCGCTCAAGCCGTATCGCCATGGCGCAGATCTTGAGCGCATGCCGGTACTCCATCTTGACGCGGCGGGCGGCGGGCGTCTCGAATTCCATCAGCGACAGGATCTCGCGCGCCTGGCGGCAGCCGTCCAGTCGCTCGGTAGTGCCGAAGGAGAGCACGGCGCGCAGCTTGCGGATCGCACCGTGGGCGCGCCTGGCGCGGCCCTTCGAGCCCCAGGACTCGAACCAGCGGGTGAAATCCGAGCCGACCAGGTTGCGCACCAGCCGCTCGCCGACGCTTTTCGCTATCAGCCGCAGCGACGGCTCATAGTCGCGGATACGCGTCGAATGCTTGAGTTTCTTGAATGGCGATTTTTCATGCGTGCGATAGTAGAGGATCAGCGAGGAGACCGAGCCGTCATAGACCGGCCCCTTCGCCCTCACCTCGAGGTCGCCGCGCAATTCATCGGTCCAGTCGCGGCAGAATTTTGCGATCGCGGCGTCGGCATCGGCGAGGTCTGGATCGGCGGCAAGCGCCGCCTCGATCATCGCCCCGGTGATCGGCCGCGGGTCGAGCGCTGCCGGCGCATGCTTCACGGCGCGTTGCGGCACCCAGTAGTGAGCGCGGCTGCCGTCGGAGCGCGGCCGGTATTTGTAGCCCGGCCGGTCCTTTCTCTGTTCAGTCATCGAGATATTCCCTTCCATCGACGGCGGCGGGATTGCCGCCGGCGAGGGCAGGAGAATCCAAACCGGCGCGCCGGTCAAAGAAAACTTCGACCGAGCGGCGGTCGGTCTTGCCGATCTGCTGGTCACGACAGGGAAATTCGCGCGTGGCGCGCAGCCGGTTCAGCGCGCGCTCGGACAGGCCGAACCAGGCGCGCAGCTCGCCATCGGTCATGAAACGGGGGATGATTCGGGCCTCGTCGATCATCGGTCCTCCCGCGCTTCGATCGCCAGGCTGCGCATGAGATTGCGGCTGTCGGCCCAGCCGGCATGGCCCGTCCACGCGGCAAGGAACCTGTGCAGCCGCTCGTCGTCGCCGGCGGCGCGATAGGCCCTGATCTTGCGGCGCGCCCTGGTGACGCTGTCGCGCCGCAGCAATTTATGCGTGGCCCAGATGCGATAGCCGACGAAGTTGACGCCGCGCCCTGCCGGCTGGATGCTCCATTTCGAAAAGCGCAAGCCGAGCTGGTTGCGCGAGAGGGTTTCGATCGACGCCTTGACCGCATGCAGATGCGCCGAGGAGCGGCCGAGCACGACCATGTCGTCCATGTAGCGGTACCAGTGACGCTCGCCGAGATCCTGCTGCAGGTGCCGGTCGACGATGCCGCCATAGACATTGGCGAAAATCTGCGACACTAGGCTGCCGATCGGCAGGCCGATTCCATGGCGCGGCAGCATCGCCTCGATCAGGCGCAGCGTCGCGCCGCAGCTAATCTTCGCTTCGATCAAGCCCCACAGCACGGCGCGGTCGATCGACGCGAAATACTTGGAAAAGTCCGTCTTGAGCACGAAGAGCGGCGCGGCATTGCCGTCCGCATGCCGGCGCGTCAGTCGCCGTATGTCGGCCTGCAGCCTGATCGCCGCGGCGTGCGTGCCCTTGCCCGGCCGGCAGGCGAAGGTGTTCGGCAGCAATGTCGCCTCGAAGATCGGCGCGATGATCTTGAACAAGGCGTGCTGGGCGATCCGGTCGCGGAATGGCAGCGCCGAGATGACGCGCAGCTTCGGATCGAAGATGTTGAACTCGCGCGGCGCGCCCTGGACGTAGGCGCCGCTCGCCATGTCATGCGCCAGGCGGTCGAGGTTGAGGATGGAAAACTCCTTGAATTCCAGCCGCGCCGGCGTCAGCCGCTTGCCTCGGCTGGTCAGCCGCAGCGCCTCGAGCATGGTGGCGTCGGCGGTGATCGCGCCGATGAGGTTGCGGTGCTTCTTGCCCATGGGTCGCCATCCGCTGAATTGCCGGTCGCGGGTTTCGACGGGCAAGCCCGCTACTCCCCGCTGTACCGGACCGTGCAATGTGTTCGCCGAAGCCGGATGACCGGGCTGACCACCAATGCGCATCCGCCGCAAGGCGGATGTCGCAACGTGGATGGGCCGGCGTGGCCGTGACCGCCGCCGAGCCGGGTATGGGCCGTCACTGCGGCCGCGCGCGGAGATGTTGTCGTTCGAGTTCTCCGGCCAGTTGTCGAGGTTCGCGTAGCGGGAGCCGGCGTTGTCGCCGTTCCACCACGAGCCGCCGAAAATGGATGCGCGCCGCATCATGTCCCCGTTCATCCGTTGCCCTTCGCGCCCTTGATCCATTGACCCAGCATCGCGCCGACCTCGGCCAGCAGGCGATGCGCATGCCGGCTCTGGTTCGGGGTGACGATCCTGAGCTTTGGATCGGATGCGAAGCGCAACCAGAAACGCAGCGTCGCCAGGTTGGCGTCCGCCGCATAAAGACGTGAAGGCTGCCGCGATTTCGCCGCCTGGTAGAACAGGCCGACCTGATCGAACAAGCCGGCCATCATCGCGTCACGGACATTGCCATGCGCGCGCGGGCAGCATTGCAGGATCGGGTAGAGATAGGTCACGGCTTCCTCGTATTTGTCGATGATCGCTAGCCCGGGCGTGGCCGCATGCTCGTCGCGTATGATGGCCATGGCGATTTTCCGGGCTGTCGGTTCTACCGGCGCTTTCGCGCCGGTCAGGCGGCAGGTTTCAGGTGGTCACTGCGGCCGCGCGCGGAGATGTTGTCGCACGAGTTCCCCGGCCAGCTGCCGAGGTACGCGTAGCGGGAGCCGGCGTCGCCGCCGTCCCACCACGAGCCGCCGAAAATGGACGCGCGGGGATTGTCCGGATCGCCGTCATGGCCCCAATCCCAGAGATTGCCGGTCGCCTGCATCAGGCCGCGCTGCGAGGTGCGGGCGGCGTCGAGCCCGGTTATTTTTGGATCGCGCTCGGCGCTGGTGTTTTCGGTGACGCCGAAGGCGGCGGCGCGGAATTCGTCATAGGACAGCAACTGCTTGCCATGATGCGCATAGATCGCGACCGCGGTCGCGTAGTCCAGCCTGTCGCAATGGCCCGGAATGTCGGTGCGGAACGGCAGGTCGACGCCATCGGCGATCGTCACGCCGAAACGGCTTGTGCCGGCGAGATGGTTGACGTTCAGCTTGTAGATGTCGACCCAGATCCGGCGATCGTCCGGCAAGTCGACCAGCGTCATGCCGTGCGGATCCGGGCATGCCGGGCGGAAGGTCAAATCCCAGCATGAATAGGGATTGATGGCCGGCTCGCCGTCGCCGCCCGAGCGGCCGGTGGCGTTGCCGCCCGGCGCGTAATGGAAGCCGCCAATCTGGATCAGGCCTTCGGCGACGCCATCGCCGGCCGGCGCCGCCGTCACCACGCCTTCGTCGCTGGCGAAGACGGCAAAGTCGCGGCCGGCAACCAGGTCCCCCGCATGCATCGCGATCTCGTGGTCGGACTGATTTTCGACGCCGCCGGCGCCGAAGGCAATCACCGTGCCTGCCTTGAGGAAGATGCGGTTCCGGCCTTCGACGCGAAAGGCCGGGCTGGTTGGATCGGCCTTGGTCAGGATCGACGGCGAGGCAATGGATTTCAGGACTGCGCTTGTCATGCTGGTTTCCTTCTGGTTGCAACTGATGTTGGATTGTGGGCGTCGATGTTGTGACGACCCACGCCGAAGCTGACGGCAATCACCCACGGGTTGGCATCCCAGCCGAAGCCGCGCGCGGCGTTGAGGTGATCCCACAGGTCGCGATACTGTGCGCCATAGTGAGAAATGAGACCGTGCTTCCGAGCAAAATCATCCAGCACGGGGCCGATGCGAGGGGCATTTTCGTTGGGATGGATATCAACGCCTTCGGCGATGCAGTCCTCGTTGGTGATCTCCTGCAGCCGCTGGACGCGCACCCCGGTGACGGTCAGCGTCAGGCGGGAAGCCCAGCGCGGCATGTGTAGCGGCGTGCGCCATGGCCCATCATTGGAAAGGATGTCCGGCAGCCAGTGGTGAAAATGGGCGCAGGGGCAATGATCATAGTTGAACGACGGGCCTACCCCTTCGTTAGGACCGTCCCATGCGTCGATGTCAAAGAAATCCGGTGTCGCCCGGAAACTGATCTGTGGTCCGTTCGGGCCGCTGCCTGTCGCCCAAGCCTCGCGGACATAGAGGCGGTCGCCCACGGCGAAGGGCACCTTCAGCTTATCGACTGGCAATTCCAGCCGCCTGCCGATCCCGCCGAAGGCTGGGCCGGCGTCGACCGTGGCGTCGGCGATGGTCATGCCTGGCCTTGCCCGAAGCACGCGCCGCGTCTGCGTCTTCCTGCCGGCGAGCAGGGCGCGCACCATCGGGGCGGAAAAAAGGATGGGGCGGTCGCTCACCAGAGGTCCTCCGAATAGAGGTCGGGCGCGGCGGTAAGGCGGTCGACTTGGCCGGCGGCGAGGGCGATGGCCGCCGCGTCGCGCCGGTCGTCGCCGGCCTCTGCGAGGAAAGCCTGCACAGCGCCATCGAGCGCTTCGAACTGGACGCTCTCGAAGAGAACCAGCAGCCCGGCGTAGGTGGCGCCGTTCTTGACGGACGGGCCGATCACGTCACGCACGAAGCGGGCGGAAAGCAGGTTGTGCAGGTCCGATGCGGCGCTCATCGCTGCGCCTCCGCCCGAAACCCGCCGCATGTGTTGACGGCAAGGACAATCCAGAGCGCTATGGTCTCGACCTGGCTGTCGGCGCGTTCGTTGTTCACGTCGATCGTGATGACGTCGCGGCCTTCGGCATCGTAGATGACGCCGAGTTCGGCGCCGACGTTGAGCGGCAACTTCACGCCGCACTCGGCAAGCGCCTTCAGATAGGTCTCGGTGGTCGCTGGATTCTCGACGCGCAAATTGGCCATCCTCCTACGCCCCGCTCTGCTCGGCCTCGGAGGACGGGTTGAACCGGTGTTTCGATGTGCGAGCACCGCGCCGGATAGATTCCTCGGCCTCGGCCATCCGTTTTTCGTGATGGCCGTCGATCTCAAGAGCTTCGATACGCCTGATCAGGTCGGAGAAATCGAACGGCTCGTGCGCAAGCTCCTCCAGCGCGGCGACGCGGCTTTCGAAAGTCCGCATCGTGCCGTGCAGCGCATTGTGGATCAGCTGCTCGATGCGCTTCCTGCGCTCCAGCGGATCCATGCTTTCGCCGAGCAGCCGATAGATCTCGGCGGTGATATCTGGTGCGGAAATAGCCATCAGCGCAGCACCAGGCAAACGAACCAGGCCTCGAAAGAGACGCTGGCCGACATGGCGAGGCAGAAGAGCCAGTTGAAGTTGCTCATGTATGGAGGCTCCATATTACAAGGCCTGCGGCGAGCGCGGCGGTGAGGACGGCAAGGCCGATGGCAATGGCGATGGCCCGCCGGCGCTCGTCGCCGGCGGTGCAGTCGCTCCCGCACTCGCAATCGGGATAGAGCGCGCAGGTGTGGCGCGGCTCGCCCTGGAACACCGGCACGATCGTCTCGCGCCGCGTGGCGCGGTTCAGCCGCTCGTTCATCCTCCTACGCCACCCTGCGGCCAGCTTCGGAGGACAGGTCCAGGCGCGTGGTGGCGTAGGGCTTGCCGACGCGGCCGAGGCCGGAGGCCTTGGCCAGCGCCGAGCGCGTCTTGGAGTAGTTAGGCGCCACCATTGGATAGTCGGCGGGCAGGCCCCATTTTTCGCGATAGGCTTCCGGCGTCAGGCCATGGTCGGTAGCGAGGTGGCGCTTCAGCGACTTGAATTTCTTCCCGTCCTCAAGGCAGATGATGAAGTCGGGGAAGATCGAGCGCTTCGGGTTGACGGCCGGCACCAAGGATGCGGCCGGCTTGGCCGCAGCGGCACCGCCCAGGCCGCGCACGGAAGCATCGACGCTGGCGATCAGCGCCGGCAGCTGGGCGGCCGGAACCGCGTTGTTCGAGACATAGGCCGAGACGATGTCGGCGGTCAGGTGAGTGATCCTGTCTTCCATTGGCGTTTACTCCATTGAGAACATGGAAACCTGCATGCCTTTCCGGGTCATGCCGACTGGCTTACTTCTGGCTTCGGCTGCAATTCGCTGATGCGCTTGTTAAGCGTCCACACCAAGTCTTCCCCAATACCGATGCTCTTGCGAGGCAACAGCCCCAGCACAGTAACGAGGTTGTCATAGGCGTCAGCCTTCGGCTGGAGATGATCGATGCGCGCTCGCAGGGACAAAATCTCGTCCTTGCAACGGTTCATCATTTCGATGGCTTCCTTATTGCTGATCTCAGGCGGCATCCGACTTCCTTCCTCCTAGTTGTTCAGTTTCAGGCCAAGAAGTTCGCGCATCTCTGGCGAGAGTTGCTTGGCAGCATCCTGGCCGGACGGGCTGCGCGCCCATTCATCGCTTTCCTCTTTGGTCGCGTCGAACTGGCCAGCGGCGACGCGCGCGGCGAACTTGCTGAAACCGGCGGCCGTCAGTTCCGAATAGAGTTGGGTGATCGGGCAGGCATAGGTGTCGGCATAGTCGTCGAACTCGCCGGTCGCCGCGCGCCGGGCGAAAGCCTCATATTTCGCGGCGTTCTCCGGCGAAGCCTTCGCGGCAACCTTTCGAAGCTCGGCGGCCAGCTTGTCGCGCGTCCTCATGTCGGCAGCAGGAAGCCGAGCGCGAAGAAGGGCAGCGCGAACATGATGACGCAGGCGACCGTGAGCCCGACCGGGCCGTCGCCGCCGGCCTGGCGCAGCAGCGCCGCCGGGTCGACCGCGCGGCCGAGCGTCGCCAGGATCTGCGATGGTCTTTGGCCGGCAAGGATCTGGCGCGAAATCCACGCCTCGTGCTCGGGGGATTTCGCCGCCTCGGCGATCAGCTGCTCGGCGGGGTTCAATGGCGTTGCTCCCGGCGGCGGGAATTCCAGGCGACGAGCGCGGCGGCGTAGCTGTCGCGCTCCGGGCCTTGCGCGCCGCAGTCCTTGCAGACGCCGTGGAAATGATCGTTGATCGCCTCGATCGCCGAACCGGATTCAACCGGATGATCGAAAGGACATGCCTTGGGATCTTTGGCCATTGTCGCTCTCCCGCAAAAAGAATGAACGGGCGCGACATTCGCATACAATCGTAGGCACGTCAAATACAAATGTAGACAGTCGAATGGCGCTTCAGAAACCGCAGGTAATGGCGACCTTTATGTCAATTCGCTGATCGGCGTGTCACCCGGATCAGCTGGTCGAGCGAATCGGCGACCTGCTCCGGCGCCATCCGTATCGCCAGCGGCAGGCGGTCGAGAAACTGCATGAGGAACAGCCGGTCCGAGGTCGCGGGATCGATCCTGACAAAAGTCTCGACAGGCTTCAGGGCGGCTGTGAAAGCATCCTCCAGGGCCAGCATGCCGTCGTCGGCCTGCATCGATTGGCGCGAAAGCATCAAAGCGGCGGCCGCTTGCAGCTCGGCGATGACCGCCGAAAGTTGCTCGTGCATGACAAGAAAGGGAAAACTGCCGATGCTCGTGTGCAACGTCAACTGCGCCTCGTTGCCGTCCGGATGAATGGACGCGTTGACGGCAAGAAGTTCTCGCTCGTCGTCGATATTGCTTTGGTCAAGTAAACTCGGCGCCCTCGCCGAAACGGCATTGCCATCACGTACCCCGCCCATTGCGCACCCCCGCGTTTTCTTCTGTCGGTGTTGTTCACAGAAGATTACAAGCGTGACAGGTCGTGATCCGAATGCAAATCACGATACAAGGGCTGTGGATAACTTCGCGAAGGCAGCATTAACAGACTATTTAGTGCGTCTTCGAACTTTCCTCATCGTCGATCAGAAGATTGATCTGTCGATGCAGGCGCTCCGAGGCGTCCGGCGTCAGCCGGCGAAGCCGCTTGTCGATGCTGGTCAGAATTTTCTTCTGACCCTTGCCCGTGAGCAGCCAGTCATGGTCGACGTTCAACGCCGCAGCTATGCTGATCGACCATTGCGACATTTTCGACGAGCGGTCCTCGATCTTCTCAATGGTGACACGTGGGCATTTGATGCC